CTAAACCTGTGGGGAGAAGACCCCACAAGCGTTAGCGGGTAGCGCCAGCCACCGAAAACCCTTGGAAATTTTTTCCAGTACGTCCTCCCAAACCTTCCGTACTTCCTCACTTTTCGCCCGCTGAATTTGCATTGCGGCAAAGATTTCCGCGGGCGAAATTCCAATCAACCTTGCCACCTTGATAGCTGTTTCCTCGTCGAAATTGGACCGACCCATGCGGTAATTGCTGATCGCGGAGGGGCGAATCCCCAACATCTTCGCCAAGGCATAGTCAGACGGTAACCGCTGTGCCGTTTTAGCTGCGTCGAGGTAATGATCGCAGGTGTAATTCATCATGAATCCCCTTGTTTAAAGTCGCTCCCGGTTGCTTGCCGGGTACGGGATCAAGCTGCCTATCGCTATCTAATGTGCTCGGCAACTGCTGAAAGATCTGCGGAATTGCCGCATGAAAACAGTCTGAGTGCATTGCGCCAGATCGCTTTCGCGCGTTCATCCTGCGAGCGCTCTGCACGCGTCGCGGCAATGATTTCGAAGGGATGAATCCCGAGAATCTCAGCCGCCCGAATGGCCGTGGCATCTTGGAAGACTGATTGGCCTGTCCGATATTTGCTCACGGTAGAACGCGTCACACCCAAAGCCTTTGCGGCTGCGTAGTCGGACGGAAGGTCTAACCGCGCCTTCACGTCGTCGACCCACTCGACTGTAGTTTTCATACACATCTCCCGCAGCAGTTCAACCGGTCTTGATGATAGTGCAATAGTCATGTCTATTGAAATAGACATGCCCCTTGATGCGTCATGGTCCTTGACTATGTCATGCCCCTTGTCTATCCTTCGAATCGTCGCCCGACCCCGGTTCTCATCCCCGCCGGTTCGGACTTGCTATCCGCTCGTCGGGCGACGTTTTTTCCAAGTCAAGGTAGGGGATGAATAAGGGGATGCACATGTCGTTTTCTCAGCAACAAACACTTACACCTTCGGCGCTCGCGCGCCAGCTCATCGAGCCACACTTTCGTGCGTGGATGGATCACATGATCGGTTTAGTCCAGAAGTGGACTTGCGTGGTCATCGTTCAACGCGTGGGGGTGGCGGTATGAGCGCCCGGCCGACAGATTCATCGCGTGACATTTTCAGGTGGGCAGTCGTGGACTCCTGCTATGAAATCGACGTGATCCGCGAGTTCGAGCGGCGCGACGGGGTATTTCTCACCGCTGCAAAAGGGTTGCTTTGCGATCGCGCCCGTAGAGCGCTGCACCTTCTGAACGGCATGGCCGGGGAGTGGTGATCATGAAACCGATTCGCTACGAAATCATGTACGAAGGTGGGCCGGTCATGATCCTGGGCGAAGCCGTCGAAATCGAGAACGATCTAGGGCTTACATTCGGCGTCCACTGTAACGGTTGGCTTCCTCGCGAACACAATCATAGGTGGATCGTGACGCACACTGCGTCGGGACTGATGACGGGCTGGGGCGCGACGCGCGCCGGCGCCGTGCTCTGCGCATCGGAGCGGGTCCGCATCGCTATCGCCGGCGGTTACCTGAAGTCGGCCATTGAGCGGGCGATGTGCCAGCGGGCCGTGGCGCTCGCAAAAGCTGCCTGCATGGCGCCGACCACGGATCGGCCGTCTATCCGCGCGCCATAGCCCGAACTCAGCGGGTTTTCTCTCACAAATCGTCAACCGTCGATATAGCTAGTCGACGCGCATCGTAAACCAAACGTGAAATGCATTGAATCAAGGGGTTGAACAATGAATATCAATAGGACTGCTGATTTCCAAGAAATGGAGACGCGTGCAATTCAACGCATGGTGCGCGCGAGCAACGCCGAGCAAATGCTGCGACGCCGCGCGCGCGACGAGTTCGAAACGCTAGGCGCCGTGCTGCGCCGCGTCGACGTGCTGCCTTTTATAAGGGGGACGTTGTGACCAGTCGTGAAATCGAGCCGGGCATCGTTGAATGCGGCCCGTTTCAGAACTCGCCAGAAGCGCGCGGCGGCTATTTCGAATTCAGCGGCCGCGAGCTTCACTGGTACGAGCATTTGAAGCGCGGCCGCTATGTCGAACTCGGATTGTCGCGCGCAGAAGCGCTGATGGTCGCGCGAGACTGCTGTCGAAGAAGCCGGACAACGAAAACATGAACAAGGCCACGCCAGCGGCCGCGATTACTGCGCCGCTCATATCGTACTTTGGCGGAAAGTTCCGCCTCGCCGCGTGGGTGCTTTCGCACATGCCGCCGCACGAAGTTTATGTCGAGCCGTTCGGCGGCGCCGCTAGCGTGCTGCTGCAGAAGCCGCGCAGCAAGGGCGAGATTTACAACGATATGGACGGCGAAATCGTCAATCTGTTTCGCGTCGTTCGCGATCGCGTGCAGCGCGCGCAGCTCGTGGAAGCGCTCGCGTTGACCCCGTACGCGCGTGCCGAATTCGACGCGGCGTGGGCCGCCACAGACGATCCTATCGAGCGCGCTCGCCGTCTTTGCGTGCGCGCGCAAATGGGTTTCGGGGCAACGGGCGCGGCGCGGCTGTTGCGCGATTCGACCGGCTTCGCGGCCGACATGAAGGCGGACGGCGCGGGGCAGTGGTCGCGCTATCCGCGCCGGATTACAGCAATCGGCGATCGCCTTCAAGGTGTCATGATCGAAAACAGGCCAGCAGTCGAATTGATCGCGCAACACGACGCGCCAGGCACGCTGTTCTATCTCGATCCGCCATACCTACCCGACACTCGATCTTACCGCGTGCGCGGAATGTGCCGCGACTACCGGCAAGAAATGACGCCGCTACAGCACGCGGACCTGCTTGCGATGCTCGCGAATCTGCGCGGCATGGCAATCGTGAGCGGCTATGCATCGACGTTGTACGACCGTGCGTTGATCGGTTGGGCTCGAGTTTCTTGCAAAGCGCGTGCCAACGGTCAGCGGGGCACGGTTTCTCGAGACGAAACGATCTGGATTTCGCCGGCCGCATGCGCTGCTGCGGGAATCGAACCGGGCCACGTCGAATCATCAATCGATGACGTCGAATTGCCGCTCTTTGTGGAAGCGGCCGGGCGGACGTGACATGAGCACGCCTGCCTACATCACACCGACGCCGCGGGAAATGCTGATCGAGGATTTAGGCGAGTTGGGCGTAGGCGCCGGCGCGCTGCGAGCGTTGCCCGACCTGTCTATCCCACCGCGAACCGCGGAATCGGATCGCGCAGAAGCCGACGCGATGCAGGTGCTTCGCCCGTTGCTGCGCGAAATATCGGCGCGCCGTTACCTCTTTTGAGCAATCGGGAGAAAGCAGCATGAGACGGAAGAAGGACAAAAAGGTAATGCCGCTGTGGGCTATTTGGCTGATTACCGTTATCGCTGTCATTGCGTGGTGCAGCGTCAACTCTGGCGATGATCAGGCGCAACCGAAGGCTGGGCAAATTGACCATCGCACCTAACGCATAACGCAGGCGGAATCAAAGTCAACGGGGAGCGCGAATCATGATGCGTGTACAGATCGGGAGGGCAACCCTGTATTGCGGCGATGCGCTCGAAGTGCTGCCGGAACTTTCAGGAATGGATGCCGTTTTGACAGATCCGCCCTACAGCTCGGGCGGTGCGTTTCGTGGCGATCGCATGGGCGACGCGCAAACAAAATACCTTAGCACTAGGACGTTGCCGAGTTTCAGCGGCGACAACCGGGATCAAAGAGCCTTCCATTTCTGGTCCGCCCTATGGTCTAGCGCTGCGCTGCGCGCGTGCAAGGTTGGCGCGGTTGTCTGTGTGTTTTCGGACTGGCGGCAGTTGCCGGTTTCGACCGACTACCTGCAGGCCGGCGGCTGGATTTGGCGCGGCATCGTCCCGTGGGTAAAAACGTCGTACAGGCCGCAGCTCGGTCGCTTCGGTGCTCAATGCGAGTACGTCGTATGGGGGAGTGCCGGCCCGATGCGGCTGGATCGTGGTGTCCGTGCGCTATCGGGATTCTATGAGTACGCGAGCCCGATGCAGCGTGAACACGTGACGCAAAAGCCGCTCGGCTTGATGGCTGATCTACTGAACATTGCGCCGCCCGGTGGTCGCGTGCTTGACGCATTTATGGGAAGCGGAACAACCGGGGTCGCCGTTGTTCAATCGAAGCGCGAGTTTTTCGGCATTGAGCTCGACGCGCATGCGTTCGACGTTGCATGCCGGCGAATCGACGACGCGCAAAACAGTCTGTTCGACGAGCGGGTCCGGCTCGTGGACGATTCCGCGGACGATCTAAATGAGCGATAGCCGCAATCCCTACCTGATCGAAGGTCCGGCGCAAATCTGTTTCAGTGGCGGCCGCACTTCGGGCTACATGCTGCACCAGATATTGGAAGCCAACGGTGGCCTACCTGATGACTGCATCGTGGCATTTCAGAACACGGGCAAAGAGCGCGAGGAAACGCTTGAATTCATCCAGGAATGCTCGATCCGTTGGCACGTGCCGATCAGCTGGATTGAGTGGGACGGCTTCAAAGCCGGAAGCCGATCGCGGTGCGATGTTCGGATCGTCGACTTTGAGACGGCTAGCCGCGATGGCGAGCCGTTCTCGCGCCTGAATGACGCGCTCGGCATTCTGCCGAACCCAGTCATGCGTACCTGCACGGCGAACCTTAAGGTAAAGGCTGGTCGCGAGTTCATGTTGGCGCAGGGTTACGACGAATGGGACAACGTGATGGGAATTCGCGCGGACGAGCCGCGCCGCGTAGCGCGACTTGGCGCACCGGGCCGGGACAACAATGGTGGTGTTCCGGATCTGCCGCTCGCGCGGACGAATGTCAGAAAAGCTGACGTGCTCGCGTTCTGGCGTGCTCAACCGTTTAATCTCGCGCTCGACTCAGAGGGCGATTTAGGAAACTGCGACGGCTGCTTTCTTAAGGCGCGGCACAAGATCGTGCGTGCGTTTGTCACAGAGCCGCAACGCGCTGTCTGGTGGATCAATGAAGAATCGCGCCCGGCTGGAGCGACCTTCCGCAACGATCGCCCGTGCTACTCAGAGCTGCTGCGCGAGGCGCAATTTTACGCCAAACAAATCCCCTTCGACTTCACTGAATCGCAATCGGACGAGGCGCTGATCGATTGCATGTGTGGTGATTAACGGCCTAACCGAGCACGAGGATAGAAATGAAAACGCTAACTGATGCCGTTGACGCCGCGATGGTGGAAATGAAGGGCATTTTCCCGCCGCTTCGTCGTTCGGAATGTGAGCGACTGATCCGCGCAGCTCTCGCGGCCTGTTCGGGCAGCGAATCGCTCCCGCATCTATTCGGCATGGATTGGAGTTCGGGAGTCGACAGGACTAGCGTAGCACTCGCCCGCGCGCGCGAAGATGGCCGGCTAGAAATCGCGTTCTATCTGAATGGTGACGATCAACCTGACGACCGCAAAGCGTACAGCCTGGCGGCGACAGAACCCGGATTCGAAGAAGCATGGCCGGATATTCATCGTGCCGGCGGCGGCCATGGATGGCGCGGCGTCGCGTTGGCTGCGTGGCGCAGGGCAACTCGTTACGCGCGTTCGTTGCAAGTTAAAGAGGCGCTTGCCGCGGCCGCAGGCGCCTCAGGTTGGGGGGCTTTCGAGTTAGTGCTAGCCATGCCGGATAAGCAGCGCGAAGCGTTCGCCGAGGCGATGAGCAGCGGCGCATTGAATGCAAAGCAATCGATGTTCATGCCGGAAGAAGAGGTATTGACGGTCGCAGCGATGATGCCTCGCGACGTCTGGCAGACGCTTCAACGCATCCGCGCCAGCGTGCCGGCGGAGGTATTGCGTTGCTGCTCTCCTGACGTCGATCTTGGCGACGAAATCGACGCGCTGTTCGCCGTCTATTCGTTCAGAGAGTAACCGCGATATGCCATACCGTCGTATGTCGCCAGATGACCAGTGGGCGAAAGAGCGACTACAGGGATTGCCGCCGCGCTGGCGCACACGTATCGAGAGGCAATGGCGCGAGCGGTACGCGGAGCGCAACATCGATGCGCGACGCGTTGCAAATCTGTTTTTGCTCAACATCACTGAAAACCTTAAGGCGATTCGACTTCCATTGAAAGCGCGCGATGAGCATATCTGCGCGTGCGCAGAAGATCGCGCAGCAGAATGTCTCGTACTCGCATCGGTCTACGGGGAAATCAAGGAACGTCGCGCAGCGCTCGAACGCGTTGTGCGCCGATTCCATTGCGAGCCGCCAGCGCCAGAACGTGTATCGAGGCGAACGGGCGAAATTATTGGCATAAGAGATCAGCCGGCGATTCTTCGCATGACGGATGCAAAGTGGTGGCGCGAACAGTTGCGCAAGATGCACGCACAGTTCGTCGAAGCCGCTGCCATCCAGCTCGACTACGTGAACGCACAAGGTGATATCTACGTATCAAACGAATCGCTGGCCCGACGCGGTCAGCAGAAGAAACGCAATCGCCGGATGCTCGAAAACACGATCGCAACGAACGAGGACGGCGACAGCTTTCCACTGTCTGAGCTGCACGACAAGTCCGTCTCCTGTCCGCCGATCAAGCGCGGCGAACTCATGACCCGCATCAAGGGCTTCGAGGATATCGCTCGGGAAAACGGTCATGTCGGGCTGTTTCTGACGCTCACGTGCCCGTCGCGCATGCACCGATTCACGAAAGGCAAAAGAATTCGCATTTCCAAAGGGCGGATCGTGCAGACCCGCAATCAGGTGCGCCAAAATTCGCGATACGACGGCACGTTACCGCGTGACGCGCAACGGTATCTGGTGAAAACGTTCGCACGGCTGCGCTCGTTCCTGAAGCGTCACAACGTGCAGTGGTACGGGTTCCGAATCGCGGAGCCGAACCACGACGGCACGCCGCATTGGCATCTGCTCGTTTTTTTCCCGCCATATCTTTCAAGGCGTCGTCCCGGCGAGCGTAAGCCGGGCCAACGCGGCCGCGTAAAGGACGTGTTCGCGACTGACGAACGTTGCGCGCTGTTGCCGCGTTTGTGCGCGTGGGTGCGCCGCTACGCGCTCAATGACTCACCCGACGAGCGCGGCGCGAAAAATCATCGCGTCGACTTCAAGCCGATCGACTGGCAGCGCGGCACGGCGGCCGGCTATATCTCGAAGTACGTCGCGAAGAACATCGACGGTCATGGCATCGAGGCAGATTTGGCGGGCAATCCGGGCATCGAAACAGCGTTGCGCGTCGAAGCGTGGGCGTCGACGTGGCGCATTCGTCAGTTTCAGCAGGTAGGCGGACCGCCTGTCACGACGTGGCGCGAGGCGCGACGCCTGGACAAGGTTCCTGAAGGCGCGCCAAAGGTACTCGACGAAATGTATGAAGCGGTGAACCGGATTCAGCGCGGCGACGATGAATCGGAGGTTTCGCCCGCATCGTGGGCCGACTACGTCCGTGCGAATGGTGGCATCCATTGCGCGCGAGACGATCGCCCCGTGCGCGTGTATCGCGAATTCGACTCGCGGATCGGTCGCTATGGCGAGCCGGTCGGCGACGTGGTGAAGGGGTTGGAAGCTCGCGAAATCCGTCTTGAACGCGACGGCATTGTCGAGTTGCCAAAGCTGCGAAGCATGGTTGTTTTTACGTCGCGCCATACGTGGACGATTGAACGCCGGAAGCCGACTGATCTCGCACTCGATCTCGCGCGCCACTCGACCGCGCAGCGCCTGAATCTAGGGGTGGGTTTGGCGCACGCAGTGCGCCCTTGGACTCGTGTCAATAACTGTACGCATGCACCTCCTTTCGCGGCCGGCGCTGATCGCGATCGAGAGCCAGATCCCGACATAACAGAGTGGCTCGACGACTACGATCGCGCCGATCGAGCGGCGCGGACGGTCGAACCGCAACACAACCGAAGGAAATCGCATGAACGATATGTCGATTAAGTGCCCGGCGTGCGACGACGCGCTCGAGGCCCGCCATTCCGAAAGAATGTCGGACACGTTGCGTCGCCTGTACTTCTGGTGTCCGTCGTGCGGTTTTCGCGCGCCGGCAACGCTCGAGGTGTTGCACTCGCTTTCGCCGCCGGCACCGCGCTATATGCGCGACGATCTGGCGTTGCTGCCCGCCCGGCCGCTTGGCGGATCGATCAATGCGCGCACCGCCAAACAGGCTCGGGGCTGAAATGCGGTGGACGATGCCTTGTCCATGTTGCGGCGCGCGCGGTATTGCCCGCGCGATGCTGCAAACGTCCGCTTTGTGCTGGACGGTGGATTTTCAGTGCGACCGCGTGACGTGCGGCCACACATACCGCACCGAATTAACGATGCAGCCGGCGGCGCCGGTTCAGAAGGTGGCGCGGCGCGACACGCTGCAACTCTTTGATGATCTGCCGCTCGCCGAATCAGTGCAGGTCGGCGACTCGCCGCGGGGGAATGGGGACAATGACGGTTGAAATCGAAGAAGGCGCGGCGGGCGATGTTGCGCGATGGGCGTGCATGGGGCTGGCGGCCGCCGCAACCGGAACCGCGCTTGCGCTGTCGGTGCTCAGTGGCTGGCAACGCGGCGGCACGAGTGCGGAGCGCGGAATCTGGATTGCGCTCGGCGCTGTGCTGGTGATCAGCGCACACCTGTTGCCGGCGCTAGTGCGCGGCGCGAGCCGACCTGTTCGCGCCGTTGCCTTCGTGCTGTGGATCGCATGCCTCGCGAGCGCTGGCTACGGACACGCCAGTTTCTTTCTGCTAGCGCAGCAGCACGCCGGCGAGCTGCGCGCGCGGTCGACGGCTGTCGACTCGCCGGCCACCGCTCGCACACTGCCGGCCGTGATGCTGGATCGTGTAGCCGTGGTTCGCCAGCTCGGCGAAGCGCTGGTGCAACGCTGCGCTCGGGCATGCCCAGCGCTCGAGGCGCGGCGCGCGACGCTCGCAGCTCAACGCGATGCGCTTGACGCCGAGGCTGACGAACTGCGGCGGGATCGAGCCGACGCGGACGCGGCCGCCGTGCAACGCGTCGCGTTGCGCGCTGATCCTGTCACGTCGCGACTGTCGGGCCTTTTCGCCGCGCCTGTTGCGCGGGTCGATCTGTTGATCGGGCTCATGCTTGCCGCCATGCTGGAGGGGGTCGCGTGTCTGTTGTGGACGGTCGCATCGCGGCCGGCGACGCGACCGGCAGTATCGCAAGTCGCAGTCAGTCGCGCGAAGGTGGCCGCCCGTCGCAAGTCGGGCGAAGCGGCGCCACTCGCTATTCGAACCGCGGCGCGTGAGCCGGTAACACCGCGGCCACCGGCGCGCGACGTGGACGAAGCCGCGCGACTCGCACACGACGTCAAAGTCGGGCACGTGCGGCCGACTGTCGCCGAGATCAGACGGCATCTGCGCTGTTCGCAAGCGCGTGCGATCGCGTTGCGCCGGGAACTCGTTGGTTCGATTCCGGCTTAGGTGCGCGGAGATTATCGGCATGGACCTAACCGTGGGTCGCTCGGCGGACGCATTTCGATACATAGACAAAGCAGCAGATTGCCCACCATAACGAAGCGCTTCTGATGAACTGTCCCGATGCGGTAACACCCGTCGGCTTGGTAGTTCTTGCTCATGTTTCAGGCCAATTGCGAGACCCGTACACTAATGATCGGCCAACGACTACCGCATAGGGAGGAAAGTTGAATGGCGCAAAGAGCTGCACGGTGACAATCACAAATCCGGACTCGTTCCTGATTTGAAGTTTGTGCATGGCGCCGTCCAACTCAGACGGCCACATTAAGGTCGTCCACTCTCGACCGACATATTGCCAAGCTTCTCGCTCTTTAAGCAAACACAAAGGCTGTACGAGCGGAATGAAGCCATCGACGCCGCATTCGGCGACAGCGAAACTATAAGCAATTTTCGCGAATAAGGCGCAAAAATACTTGGGAGATAAGCCGTATCTGATCGTAACTTGTTCGAACGAAGGTTTCGGCATTTCGCGCTCGTCCTCGAAGTGATGCAGATTGCAAGCCATCGCAGGCCAAGTATCACCAACCGGCACTGCAGAGATCAACGTCGGCAATGGAAGCGAAAGCGATATGAATGAACTCGGCAACCCGGCTTCCACACCCGTCAATTTGCTGCTAACACCCGCGCGAACCGCTTGGATAGACAGCGCCGAAAAGTCGGTCTCTTTGTGCCGTCCGGAGCCGATACCTTTGTTCCGACGAAAGAGCGCCCAGATTCCACGCTGAATGTGTCCTTCATAGCTACTTGTAATCCCGGCGCATTTCTCGCAGCTTGACCGTGGCAAGATCATATCGCCGCGCAGCCCCGCCGGAATGATGTGTTCTTTGCTCAGCCTTTCTTTGGACCCGCAGTAAATGCACCTTCCGACGGGTGTGTACGTTTTCATCTGGCAGCCCCGGCGTGGCGAAGAATGTCTCAGGCAATTCTGCGCGTGGTCGTTAATGCATACAAGTCGATTGGCCGACAATCGGGGGAGCGGCGGGCGTGTACGCTAAAAAGCCCGCATTCTGCGGGCTTTTTTCATGTCATGCGTGCGCGCCGTTGTCAAGCGCTTCGCGCGCCGCGCGCTCTAATACGTGCTCTGACCATTGATTAACGCTTTCGTCGGCCATCGCGGCCGCGATAGCGATGCGGGCGTGCGTCTCCGGGTCGATGCGCAGCATGAATTTTCCTGACGCCGGCTTTTGCGGCGCGCGGCCAGCTCGAGCGCAGTCGTCGAGATAGTGATCGACGGCCGCATGAAAGTCCCGCGTCAGTTCGTCGACGGTCTCGCCGTGAAAGCTGATTCTGTCGTCCACGCCGAGCACGTGGCCGACGAAAATACTGTCGCGCCCGTCGAATTCAACGCGGGCGAAATATCCCTTATAGGTCATGGCGTTAGTCATGGCTCTTGATCCTCATTTCGATAAACCAGTCGCGCAATTCTTCCACCTGATACCGCTTTGCTTCCTTGCCTGGATGCGGGCGGTGAAGGTAGCGGCGTTTCCCGTTCAGCTCGAAGGCGATGCGCGACCCCGCGCCTTCGTGAATGCTGCCGCCCAGAGCGACGACAAGCGACTCGATATCAGCAAACACGATCCCGCCCAACGTCGGCTTCGTAAAGATCGCGGTCAATGTGCGGCCGTGTTTCGTTTTCATTTCTAGATGGTATCACAAAATGGTATCACTATGCTATCAAAAAGTGATACCACATTGCCATTTGAAGCGACGGCAGACCGGACGTGTCTGGCGGGTCAGGGAGCGGCTACCGGTTCAGCAGTCCCCCCGGTGCGTGCGCATCCTCGTGAGCCGCTTTGCGGTCCGTCTGCGCGGCGGGACGGGTATTGCAGGCCGGTAGGTATTCCGGGGCCGGCGTCGATCCCGCCCGCGAAATCGCAGTCACCCTCCGCGCCTGCGATCAAAAAATCTGGCGTTTCTAGACGCACCCTCACTCGGTCTGTCGAACCCGCCCAGCCGGCAAGGGCGCCGATTTTGGATGCCTGCTGCTAGACGCGCCTAGACGCAGCAAGGGCAGGGCTAGACGCGGGGTCGAAAATCGACGGTTTTCAGCCTACCGGGCCGCCGCGGCGCTGGTCTCGGGTGGGACGACATAATCTCCAAACTGGACGATTTTTTCGCCGGCCCAATCGTTGATCCGCTCAAACTGCTGTTGAAGCGGCACGATTTCATTGCGGCCGAAGACGCGCGCGGCGGTGTCCGCGGCGCCGAAGCCGCCCGTATTGCTCGGCACGATGCCGATAAGCTGCGGCGGCACGCGGTGCGCGGCGAGGCTGTCGTCGCGCGTCACATTCTTGATGTTGAAAAATTCGTCGCGCGCGGCGACTTCGGAAATCGGAATCAGCTCGAGGGCGCCTTTCTCGCCGCGGCCATCGCGGCCGGTCGAATGGATAAACAGATTTCGGAAATTCCCCAGGTTCTTCGATTCGCGCAGTTGCTTGCGAATTTCGTCGACGTCGTTGGGGTCGACGGAAGGATCGTTCAGGTACAGGATGAACCCGGCATGCGACCCGTTTGCATAGTAGCGGCGGCGGAACAGCGTCGCCGACTCGTTCAGCCAGGCCGCCTGCAGGGAAGCGATGTATTCGGGCATTCCATACACTTCCTGATTGACGTCCGGTTCCATAAGCTGAAAAACGGAACCGGCCGGGAACTCGTGCGCGATCTGCCAGCCGTCGAGCTGCACAAACGTTTCGAAGTCTGTTTTACGGCGCGTGTCCTTTGCGAGCGTGGGGCGATAGTTGACGGCGCCGCCAAATGCGTTCGTTTCCCGCTCGAGGTAGCAATCGCCAAAAACCAGAAAGTCGAGCGCAAGGCGCCGGAACGCGTCGCGCGAAAATTTCCTGTGCTCGACGAACGTCGACGCCAATACGTTGCGTTTGAAATACAGCGCGGATGCATGGTGCGTGCCGGCGCGAAGGGATTTCGCGAGTCCGACGCGGCTAATGGGCGGCTCGAAATAGTCGTTGATCGTCCACAACTCGCGGTAATTGAAAATGTCCGCGCTTTCGAGCGCGGTTACGGCGTCGCCAAACGTGAACGACGTAAGCGACGATAGCGGATCGCGTGCAACGATTTCGCTGGCGGCGCTGATGGTGGTGAGCGAATGGGACATTAGAAGAACTCCACGGTGCTACGGGCGCGCTGTGCGCCTTCGAGCGGTTCATTGTCGAGCGCATGGAGACAGGCCCACGCGAGGTCCGCGTGGCCCGTGTCTTCGCTGCGCGGGGCGGTATAGGTGAGGCGCGTGCCGCTCGCCGTCATCGAGCGGCGAATCGACATGAACGACTGGACCAGATCCGTCATGCTGGCGTCGAACTTGAGGCGGCCTTTCCCGATCACGGACAGGCCTTTGAGGATCAGGCGCGTTTTGACTTCGGGCGAATACTGGAGCGCGCGCGTGCGCGGAAAGAACTGTCGCACGAGCTGATAGACCCCGTGACCGATGCCGGTTGCGTCGATCGTAATGTCCGTCACGTTGTATTGCTGCGTGATCGTGCGAATGCTCTCGGCTTGCGCTTCGAAATCCATGCCGTGCCAGCGGTGGCGCTCCAACACCCGGAATTCCCCGTTGGGTTTCGACGGTGGTGCGATGACGACGCAACCCGCTGCGTCACCGGTTAGTGCCGGATCGTATCCGACCCATACCGGCCGCAGACCGTAAGGGCGGGCTTCCAGCGGCTTCACGTCGTCCCACTCGACCCAGGAGTCGGCGAAGCACGCTTTCATCGCGTCGAACGGGAAAACCGATGCCGTGTCGTCGACGAAATCGCACATATACAGGTTGGCGAAGTCGGCGGGGCTGTTGTGCTGGCGCAGCTCGTCGACGTCGAGTTTGTCGAAGCCCGCGGCGACGGCATCTTCTACAGTCACCATGTGGCGCCACTGACCATCGGGGCAGATCAGGCCGCGCGCGAGCGACGTGTGCGAGACGTCGATTTCAACGCGATCCTTTTCGGCGCGGCCTTTGTTGTAGTGCGCGCCGGTCCAGAACGAATACGCCTCATGCGTCGTCGTCGACCCCGTTGAAAAGTGCGTCATTCGCAAATGCTTGTGCGTCGCCATGCCCTGGGCGACCTTGTTCAGCGTTGCGAAATTGCTGACCCAGAAATACTCGTCGAAATAAAGGTCGCCGTTGTAGCTCTGCGCGGTGCGCGAACTCGTGCCCAGGAAAATGAGCGACGCGCCATTCGGAAGAATGATCGGATCGCCGGTCAGTTCAACCTCGGCCGCTTGCCATGCGAATTTCTGGATATACGCGCGAAACACGTGCGCTTGCGCGCGGCTCGCGGACAGGAAAATCTGGTTGTAGCCGGTCTCCAATGCACGCGCGAGCGCTTCGTGCGCGAAATAGAACGTCGCTCCGATCTGCCGCGATTTCAGAATGTTGCGGCGACGCATAGCACGGTTCGCATACCACACGTGCTGATGACCGATCAGGGAGTCCCTGACGGCGGAAATCAGTTTTTGCGACTGTTCTTCGGATATCGCGTTGCGCCGCGATTTGCGCCCGGCCGCGCGCGTCGTGTCACGGCCGGCGCTGCCCGCCGATTCGCCGGCGCTCTCGCCATTGGCCCGCGCCGCTCGCGCGCGGATGCGGTGAAACCGTTCAACCTCACGGCCAAGCAAATCGATTTCCTTGAAATCCTTGCCGTCCTTGTTCTCCTTCGCGATCAGAACGCGCATGCGCTGTTCGAGCGCGGCGTCGATCCGGTCGGTTGCGTCTGCCTCGCCCCAGCGCTCGCGCTGCTTCCATGTTTCGACGGTCGAGCGCTTTTCGCCGATGTAATCGGCGATGGCGGTGATTTTCCAGCCGGACCAGAACAGATCGCGCGCGACGCGGCGCACGGCCAGATTGACGACGTTGGAAACAGCGGGGTCATCGGTCGCCGGGAAATCGGCAAAGGGGTTAAAGGTGCTCATACGTCGAGCGTATCGCGCGCGTGAGCGCGGGCGCGCTGCGGGAATCTGTACACAGTCGCACGAGAATCGCCGCACATTGAAGCCGCAGAAGTGCTCGCGCACGATGCAACAGGCAACGAAATGAAACGTCGTGAACACTCAAGACACTCGCCAGACGCAACGAACAGGACAGGGAGAAACGCAAATCATGTTGAAGTTCAAACGGGTCGCGACGGAAGGCGCGACGACGGACGGCCGCGAAATCTCGCGCGCGCAGATTCAGGAAATGGCCGACGGCTACGATCCGGCGAAGTACGGCGCGCGTGTGTTTTGCGAACACATGCGCGGCATGGTCCCGGATGGCCCGTTTCGAGCCTATGGCGACGTCCGCGGCTTGAAAGCCGAAACCGTCGAAGGCGGAAAGCTCGCGCTGTTCGCGCAGATCGACCCGACCGACGATCTGAAGGCGATAACCAAAAGCCGCCAGAAAATCTACTCGAGTATCGAGATTGATCCGAATTTCGCGAACAGTGGAAAGGCGTATCTGGTGGGTCTTGGCGTAACCGATAGCCCGGCGAGTCTTGGAACGGAAGTGCTCACATTCGCGCAGCAGCACCCCGATATGTTCCGCTCGCGCAAGGTGCGGCCGGAAAACGTGTTCGCGGCCGCAGCTGAAATCGACACCGATTTCGGCGAGCGTGACGCGCCCGCGGAAAAGGACGGCTTTTCGCGGCTTCTGGAATTTTTCACGAAAAACCTCGGCGCCAGTGCGCGACAGGAGATGCCGCCGGCAACGCCGGCGGCACAGGCCGCGCTACCAGGCAACGGCGGCGCCACCGGTCAGCAGACGTCTGCACCGGATGCAGCCGGTGCGCAGATGTTCATGGCGGCGCTCGCCATGCAGGCCGAACAGCAGAACAGCTCGTTGCGCACCGAAGTGGCCGGGCTTAATCAGAAATTCTCCGACCTGATGACGCGGCTCGAAAACACACAGTTCAGCCAGTCGCGGCCACTTTCGACCGGCGGCAACGGCGGCGATCTTACGGATTGCTGATCGGCGAGGCACCACGGAACCACACAACGCGCAACACGAACAGTCGAAAGGAACAATCAGATGACACCGCAAACCCGCGCCGCGATCGAGGCATATTCGAGCCGTATCGCGCAGCTTAACGGCGTGCCGACCGCAAGCCAGCAATTCAACGTCGCGCCCAGCGTGCAGCAGACGTTGGAGAAGCGCATCCAGGAATCAACTGCGTTTCTGGGGGCGATCAACGTGATCGGCGTAACGGCCCAGCAGGGTGAAAAGCTCGGGCTCCTCGTGGGATCGACCATTGCGAGCACGACCGACACAAGCGCGAAAGAGCGCGAACCGTTCGACCCGACGGACATGGACCCGAATGCGTACATGTGCACGCAAACGAACTTCGACACGGCGCTGAACTACTCGAAGCTCGACGCATGGGCGCATATGCCGAATTTCCAGACGATGGTGCGTCAGATGCAGGTTGTTCAGACTGGTCTCGACCGCATCCGCATCGGGTTGAACGGTACGTCGCGCGCGGCGACATCAGACCGGGAGCAAAACCCGAATCTCGAGGACGTGAACGTCGGCTGGCTCGAGAAGTTCCGCACTCAGGCGCCCGCGCAGGTCATGAGTGACGCTATCGTCATCGGACCGGGCGGCGACTACAAAAACCCGGATGCGCTCGTGCATGAAGCGGTCAATTCGCTGATCGCGCCGTGGCACGCGGACAATCCCGAACTCGTCGTCCTGTGCGGCCGGGAAACGCTGCTCGATCGCTATTTCGTCGTGCTCAATGACGACAACCGACCGGTCGACCAGCTCGCGGCCGCGACGATCGTCAGTCAGCAGCGCATGGGCGGTATCAAGGCAATGCGTGTGCCGTTCATGCCGCGCGGCAAGCTCTTTATCACGCTGCTCAAAAACCTGTCGCTCTACTGGCAGATCGGCGGCCGCCGGTCGACCCTCATCGACAACCCCAAGCGCGACCGTTACGAGTTTTTCAACTCCAGTAACGACGCATACGTGGTCGAGGACTATGAGGCAGGCTGTCTGATCGATAACGTCGAATTCGCGGGCGCTGCTGCTGCGCTGGCGGAAGCGCCGGCCGAAGAATAAGGACCGACATGACTCGGGACACGCCAATTTCCCGGCATCTGAAGAAGATCGCGGCCGCGCGCGGCGATGCCGGGCAACCCGCGGGGAGTGCGCCGCGCCTTCAGGCGCGCGCGCAGGATCTGATGCGCGCGAAGCTCGCGACCGATCAGCAGCGTTTGAAGGCGACGAAATCGATTGCCAGAAAGATCGAGATCAAACGCGAAGTGCTGCCGGATTATGGGCCATACGTGACCGAAGTTGTCGCACGCGACGCGGGCGGACAGGACGACGTACTGCTTACGCTGATGGTGTGGCTCGTCGACGTCGGGGCTATTTATGACGCGCTCAACATCGCGGAATACGCGATCCGGCACGGCCTAACGATGCCCGCCCCGTTCGAGCGATCGCTCGCGGAGGTGATCGCCGAAAGTATCGCGGAAACGCCGGACGTGCCCGCGACACTGCTCGAGCGCGTGATCGCGCTAACGGACGATCACGACATGGTCGATCAGGTGAGGGCGAAACTGTACAAGGCGTACGGGCTCGCGGTCGGCGTCGATCATCCGGTCGTCGCGGCCGAAGCGCTGCGCCGGGCACTCGCACTAAACGACAAGATCGGCGTCAAGCGCGATATCGCGCGTCTCGAAGCGTCTATTTCCGCGTCTGGCGGGTCTGAAAAGGCCGCCGACGCCTAACCGTGTCCCCCGCGACAGGGCGGCACGCGCACCACGCGCCGGCATTGTGTCCGGCCTGTTGGTGCGCGTCCACCGCCCACTCTGTGGTCATATGGAGAACCTGTGAGCGGATTTGTTTCGACCGCGCCCATACCGGCGGCGACTGCGCCAGCGCCAGACGATCCACCGGTCAACCCGGTCGTCGACGGCGATGAATGGTATCCCGATATCGAGCTGCGCGACGCGCGCGCCGTGCTTCGTCTCGACGGCACGGTGACCGACGCACGGCTACGCGAGGCGGTGCTCGAGGGCGTGTTTCATACGGTCGAAGTGCTGACCGACTGGCGCGAGAAACAGGAAGCGCAGGGCGCGGCCAATCTGGCCGCCACGCGCGCGACGACCATTGGCGGCGAAAACGTTCAGATCGCCCGTTACCGGCGTGCGGTCTACGGCTGGGCGCTCGCGCTGCTGGTCGAGCGGTATCGCGGTTACGACACGTCGAAGGATGGCGAGCGGCGCGTCGATGCGCTCGCGATCTCACCCGATGCCGCACGACGCGACGCCTATTGGGCGGTCAGTGACATCATGCGCCGGCCGCGGCTGACTGCGGAGCTGATCTGAGATGAATGTAAGGGCGCTGCAGGGCGAAACGATCGACGCAATGTGCTGGCGTATCTACGGCCGCACGGATGGCGTAGTCGAGGCTGTACTGGAAGCGAATCCGGGTCTGGCGGCGCACGGGGTTTTTCTGCCGGCCGGATTCCCCGTGAGCATGCCGGACCCGACAGGCGTTACGGGAACGGCGCAACTCGTGCAGTTATTTGACTGAGGTTCATATGCGCGGCGACCCCGAATTCTGGAGGAGGCTGATGACTGATGTTGTGTTGCGCGCCGCGATCGCGGCGCTTGCGGTGTGGGTGGTTGTCGGCGGCTTTATGATGCCGTATTCGGCAATTGAAATGATGCTGTACGTCGACAACGTCGTCGGCGCGCTGATCGCGTTCGTCATGATGGGGCTCGCGGCGGTGCTGGTTCTCGACGTGCTGATGAACATGGTTCCGCGCCGCTACAGGTGGCGATGGCTCGACGTGCACAGACGTCATGTGTACGTGGCTGCGGCCGCCTGCTACGTGATCCCGCCTTTCGTGCTGGCGCGGCTAACGGGCGACTCGCTCGGCTCGTGTGCGCCCTGGCTCGGTGTGGCGGTTGCCGCGTTGCTCATGGCCTTCATTGATCAACACGAAAAGCGACACCGGGGGGCAAAGTGCGAAATCTGAGGCGCTATCAGTGGACGTGGCTATGGATCGCGCTGGTGTGGCCGTTTTCCGCATGGGCGCTCGGCTCAGCGCTAGCTGACGAAGTATCGAGCCTGTCCATGTCGGCCGCACTGATATGCGCCTTTCTCGCGCTGATTGGCGGCTTGGCTAGCACGCTGCAGAAACTCGCAGAAGGCACGGCACAACATCGCAGTGTGTGGCTCGAAATCTTACGCGACATGGTGACGTCGCTTGTTGCGGGCATCGCTACGTTTCTGGCGCTCGAGTACTTCAAGTCGGACGCGATTCTCGAAGCGGGCGCGATCCTGATCGCAGGCTATGGCGGTTCGCGTGTGCTGAGTCGCTATCTCGACCGGTTCATGCAGGCCGTCGACCGCAGCGCAAACACGCCGAAGTAAGACGGCCGAACGACCGGAAACAGACACTTACGGGAAACGACAATGGTGGCACCTGACACGCATATCGAAGCGTTGATTCCGCGCGAAGGCGGATACGTCAACAATAGCGCGGACCGTGGCGGCGAAACGATTTGGGGGATCACGGTCGCGACTGCCCGCGCGTATGGGTACAGCGGCGCCATGTCGCAAATGCCGCGCGCTGTCGCGATCAACATTTACCGCCAACGATACTGGATTCAACCGCGGTTCGATCAGGTCGACGCGATCGACGCGGCGCTCGCCGAAAAGCTGTTTGATCTTGGCGTGAACATGGGGCCGGCGACGGGCGTGCGATTTGTGCAACGCGCGTTGAACGTGCTGAATCAGCAGGGGCGAAGCTATCCCGACATTTCGGTCGACGGCGGTATCGGACCGATGACGCTCGCCGCGCTGAAGGCGTTCTATGCGCAGCGCGGCCAGGACGGAAAGCGCGTGCTGTTCAACATGGTCGCGGCGCAACAGTCCGTGCGCTATCTCGAAATCGCGGAAAAAGATGCCAGTCAAGAAACGTTCGAATACGGCTGGCAGTTGAACCGCGCTTTCGGGGTTGCGCAATGACGCTAAAGATCGGGGTCATTCTGGCGGCCGTGCTCGCTCTGCTCGGCGGCGTCCATTACGTGCGCGGCCTGCAGGCCGACGTGCAAATAGCCCAACAGGCCGAACGCGATGCGAAACAGTCGCGCGACGACGCGCGACAGCAGGTAACAAATCGCGATCAGGTGATCGAAGATTTGAAGCGCAACGCCGCGGAACGCGACGCACAGCAAAAGCAGCTCGAGGCGTCGCGCTCGAAAGTCGAAAACGAGCTCGCGCGCCTGCACGAAGACTACCGGAGAATCCTGAATGAATCGCCAGAAGCCCGCGCGTGGGCTGATACTCGCCTGCCTGATGATATTGCCCGCCTGCAAACAGGCCCCGCTATCACCGGCGCCTGTGGTTTCTATCAACGAGTGCCAGACGGTGACGCGCTGCAAACTGCCTGCAACGGCGCCGACGACGAACGGCGATCTGAACAAGGCGCTGACGGCCGCTAAGGGGGCGTGGGCAAACTGCGCGGCGGTGGTCGACATGATTTATGAATGCCAGCAAAAGCGGGCCGCAATGCCCGCGCCAACTTCGGCGCCCGCACCATGAAAAAAATCGATTCGCTGCGCGCGGCCATTACGGCGGCTTTCCCGCAGCTCGCGGAGAACCCCGACAGGCTGCTCGTGTTTATCGACAATGGCTCGGTGACGGGCACCGGCACCAAATCAGCATCATTTCAGTGGACGTATGTTGCCTGGCTGCTGCTGACGGATTTCACCGGAGACAATGACGTATTGATGGCCGCCATTCTCGAATGGGCAAAGGCCAATCAACCGGACCTGCTCGATAACCCCGACAATGCCACGACCGGTATCACGTTCGAGGCGGACATCCTGAACAACGCATGCGTCGATCTGTCGATTCGAGTGCGGCTGGTGGAGCGTGCCGTCGAGGTCCAACACGAAGACGGCACGCGCTCATTCAAACGCGTCGATGACAGTTTGCCGGCCAATATCAACCTGGACTCGGCCGGATGGCTGCGGCCGCGCGACGCCGCGACCGGCGCCAAACCGATCGGCGACACCGGCCCATGAATGACGATCTGACGGCGCCGATCGAGGCGTGGGCGGGCGAACTGCTGTCGAAGCTCGCCGCGCCCAATCGGCGCGCGTTGCTGCTCAAAATCGCGCGCGAGCTGCGCAAGCGTCAGAGCGCGCGCATCGCCGCACAAAAGAACCCGGACGGGTCCGCCTACGATCCGCGCAAGCGAAAGCGCGGGCGCAGGAAAGCGGGCGCGCGTGCGAGCGTCGGCCGCATTAAGCGACAGGCGATGTTCGCCAAACTCCGCACGGCGAAATGGCTGAAAGTCGAAGTGACAGACGGCGGCCTTGCCGTCGGGTTCGAGGGTCGCGTGGCGCAGATCGCGGCGGTCCATCAGGAGGGGCAGCGCGCGCCCGTCGATCCGCACGGTCCGACCTACCGGTATCCTCGTCGCGTGCTGCTCGGTTTCACTGACGCCGATCACTCATTTATCCGCGACATGCTGGTCGAGCACATAAACTCGTAATCGTCGCGCCGCTCCACTGGCGCGCGCATTCCCCCTGATTCTGTACCCAGTCCGAGTCCCGGCGCGATCACTCGCCCGGCGTGTGCGCGCGCGGCACGATGGGCGTATTCATGACATACGCACGGGATCACGGTGGACAAGGCAAACGAAGCGCAGCGCAGGGCGCGGAACACGATCCAGACAGGGCGCGTGATCGACGTCGACGTTTCCGATCCGGCGGCGCCGCGCTGTCGCGTGGCGATCGGCGATCCGTCGATCGACGATCAGGGACAGGAGTCCGACTGGATTCCGTTTGAAGCTGCGCGCGCCGGCGGCATGCGTTCATGGAGCGCGCCGACGATCGGTGAACAGGTGCGCGTGGCATGCCCGAATGGCGATCTGTCACAAGCGACCGTAACAGGTGCGCTGTATTCCGAAGAAAACCCGGCGCCGTCCGCGAGCATCAGCGAGCACGTGTTTCAGTTTGGCGACGGCGCGCGTATCGCGTACGACGAAGAAGGCCACGCGCTGACGGTCGCATTGCCGGAAGGCGGCGTTATCAGAATGGCGGCGCCGGCGACCGTCGAGATCAACACGAAAACCGCCACGGTGCAGGCGTCGCAATCCATCACGTTCGACGCGCCGCAGACCACCTGCAAGGGCGCGCTTACTGTCGAGGGTCCGCTTTCCTTTCTGTCTGGCGCAACGGGCGAGGGCGGCGAGGGCGGCGCATCGGTCATCAGGATCAAAGGCAGCGCTGAATATACGGGCACCGTGTCCGCGCCCGATTTCGACGCCGGCGGCGTCAGTCTCGTCAATCACCCGCACGACGCTCAGGGCGAATTCGCGCGAACCAGCAAAGCGATCCCGACAGGCGGCGGCTCATGATCGGCATGAACGCCAACACCGGCCGCTCGATCAGCGGTGCCGCCCATCTTTCCCAATCGGTCGGAATCATCCTGACGACGCCGCTCGCACTCCGCGTCAAGCGTCGCACGTTCGGATCGGAATTGCCTGATCTCGTCGACGCTATCGGCAACCGCGAAAGCATGGCGCGCATTTATGCGGCGGTCGCAACGGCGCTGATGACGTGGGAGCCGCGTCTCGTGCTGGAGTCGGTCACTTTTGACAGTACGGCGATGGCGTCCGGCGAATTCCGTGATGGCCGACTTCCTGTGCTGATCAAGGGTTACGAAGTGACGAACGGAACCCGTGTGCCGATCCGCACAACGGTCGCCGTCAAGGGGAATCAATGAGCACGGCGCCGATCGATCTGTCGCGTCTGCCGGCTCCTGATGTTGTCGAGCAGATCGATTTCGAGGCTGCTCTGGCGGAACGCAAGGCCGGCGTGATCGCGCTCATGCCGGAAGATCGACAGGCCGAAGTAGCGGCGGCGCTCGAACTGGAGTCCGAGCCGATCGCGATTGTTTTGCAGGAAAGTGTCTATCGCGAGATTTATCTGATCCAGAAAATTAACGATGCCGCGCGAAGCGTCTTGCTGGCGTTCGCTGAAGGAACGACGCTTGAGCATCTGGCCGCGTTCTTTGACGTCGAGCGGCTGGAGATCGAGCCGGCCGACCCTGAAACCGGCGCGGCCGCCGTGATGGAAAAAGACGGCGATTTGCGATATCGAACGCAGCTCGCGCCGCAAGGGTTCTCTGTCGCCGGGCCGGAACTTGCCTATCAGTCGCACGCACGCAACGCGCACGGCGACGTGCTCGACGCCTCAGCAACGTCGCCAGAACCCGGCGATGTGCTCGTGACGATCCTGTCACGGCGTGGCGACGGCACGCCGGATCAAGGCGTCATTGATGCGGTGAACGCGGCGTTGAGTGATGACGACGTGCGGCCGATTACGGACCACGTGAAGGTGCAGGCCGCTGAAGTTGTGCGATATAGCGTCGTCGCGAGGATCAGACCGTTTTCAGGACCGGATTCGAGCGTAGTCCTGCAGGAAGCTCTCGATCGCCTGGCCGACTATCGGGAACGGTCACACCGGATCGGGCGCGAGGTGACGTTATCGGGCATCTATGCGGCGTTGCACGTCGAAGGCGTCGAGCGTGTAACGCTCATCGAACCGGCGGCGGACGTGACGGTAACGAAGACACAGGCGCCCTGGTGTGACCCGGCGGACGTCGACGTAGCGATGGAAAGCCCCGATGACGAATAGTGTATTACCGCCGAATGCAACACCGTTGATGCGCGCGATTGCTGCCATCAACGCGCGCATTGGCGAATTGCCGGTTCCGATCGCCGATCTGAAGAACCCCGACACGATCCCGCTCGATCTGCTGCCGTGGCTCGCATGGGAAGTCGGGGTAATGACCTGGAGCAACGACTGGCCGGAATGGATCAGGCGTGCGCGCGTGAAGGCTGCTATTCCGATCGCCATGCGCGCGGGCACGGTCGCGGCGGTGCGCGCGGCGGTGCAGAGTTTCGGCGCAAATATCGCCATGCGGGAGTGGTTCGAAATGGAGCCGCCGGGCGAGCCTTACACGTTTGAGCTCTATCTGACCATCGCGGCGCAGGATGGCAATCCGGCATCCGCCGCTTACATTGCGGACATTCTCCGTGAGGTCGATCGCGCGAAGTCTTTGCGCTCGCATTACACGTTCACGCAAGGGTTTTCGGTAGACGCAACGCAACCGGTTATCGCGGGCGCTCAGGTCGCGACATATCGGCGGCTATCACTGACGGACTGACAGCAAATCATGGACGTAACAGGAATTCCGTTTCGCATCACCGATGCCGGCCGCGCCGCGTTTGTGTCGCCGGGCAACACTGGCACGAACAAAAGGGAAGTCGTCGAAATCGGCATCGGCGTGCAACCGTTCGAATTCTCGCCAGACATGACAGCCATGCCGGGCGAGTACAAGCGTCTTTCCACGTTTGGCGGCCAGACCGTCGCGCCCGATCAGATCCACGTGACGATGCTCGATACTGATCGCGATCAGTACACGATGTACGCGTTCGCGTTGTATCTTGATTCTGGCGAGTTGTTCGGCCTGTATGTGCAGGACACCCCGATAACAGAGAAGTCGCCGCAGGCAAAGATGCTGCTGTCGGCCGACGTCAAATTCGCGTCATTTGACGCGTCGCAGCTCATACTCGGCGACACGACATTTCTGAACCCGCCGGCATCGACCGATGAATTGGGCGTGGTCCGGCTCGCCACGCAGGACGAAGTAAATGCCGGCGCAGACGACCGGAGCGTTCTCACACCGAAAACGGCCGCCGCTCGATATGCCAGTCGCGCTGGGGACGATTTCAGCGGCCCCGTACGGATTATTACGGCGCCAACGGAGACCGATGCGCAGCTCGAGCTACGCGGCGCAAGCGGTGCGCCTGGTCAGCAGGCCAAATTGCGCCTTTACGGTACGTTCGGCACCGGGGGCGATACGAACACCCGCTACGTTGCATCCGTGCGCAGTGGATTCGACGCAGGCACATGGGGCACCGAATATCTGGACTTCTGGCTGAACAGAGTTCCCAACGACGCACAGAGTGATGCGAACCAGTCGCGCGTATTGCGTTTGACCTATCGCGGATTGTCCGTCGAGTCGGACCAACCAACAATCCAGCTTGTCGACCGTGCCAGCGGCGGGAGAGGCGCGCGCATCGTGCAGAAAGCCGGCCAGATTACGTTTTCGAACGACACGGCTGGCGACGGCGCATTCAATGCGCCCGGTGTTTTGATACACCCGGACGGTTATATGGCCGCCGGTTCGGATGCCGCGCTCTCGCCGCAGGTGACGCTCTATGCCAACGGAAAATCAGTTGGCACGTCGACCGTGCAATATGGCGTCTACTCGGCTACCGAGTTTAACGAAAACGCCACGGCAAGCGGTTATGCGTTCATTGCATATCCAAAGGTCAAAGACGCCGGTTTCACGATGACGAATCTGATCGGCTTCTATGCGGCGGGGGCTGCGGTTGGCGCAGGCGCGACGCTTGCGAATTACACCGCCTTCTATATCCAGGACGTCGTCGGGCCCGGCAATGTCTATGGCTTGTTCAGTCGAATCTCAGCTGGCGCGGGTCGATGGAATATGTATTCAGTCGGTTCGGCGAATAGTTACCACGCTGGCCGGTTTTTATTCAGCATCCTGAGCGATGACGGTTCGAGCCCGGTGCAGGTAATGAATCCGAATGTGGGCCATTCGGTTGCGGCTTTTCGCTACGGCGATACACAGCAATGGCTCGGAATTGCGGCGGCGCCGAAGTTTGCCAGCACCGACATTGATAACTTTATTGGCTCCTACTCGCGCGTCACCGCTGCAAAGTGTCTTTATCTGAACTCGACCACGGATAAGGCCAATACCGCGCCAACAGCCGGTGCGGTGGGGGTAGGAATCCAGATCCTCGGCGTTACCAAGGTGCTAGTCAATCAGGCTGGCCAGGCTGTTCTCAATAGCGCGGGCACCGCCGCACGACCGGCGATCGCGATGCTCGGCGATGGCGCGGCCGATACCGGGCTGTTTCGCACGACAGACGGCGCATTGGGCGTCGCGTGCGGCGGCTCTCAGACTGCGCGCTTTCTGTCGGATGCGACCGTGTTCGACCGCCCGGCAAAAGGACCAACGCCGCCGGCCGGCGACGCGTCAAACCAGTTCGCGACGACCGAATGGGTGGTGTCTTCGATCGCCGCGGCCGCGGTCGGTCAGATCGTCATGGAGCCGCGCACGTCTGCACGCGCGGGCTACCTGAAGGCAAACGGCGCCGAGCTCAGGCGCGCCGACTATCCGGCCCTGTGGGCGTATGCGCAGGCGAGCGGCGCACTTGTCGATGAAAACAAATGGAGCGGGGGCAATTGGGGGTGTTTTTCAGCCGGCGACGGGGCGACCACGTTCCGGATTCCTGAGCTGCGCGGCGAGAGCATACGGTGCTGGGATGACGGCCGCGGCATCGATGCATCGCGCTCGATCGGTTCGTGGCAAGACAGCCAGAACCGTTCGCACGCGCACGGCGCATATACGGACGTGCGAGGCGATCACGGGCACACCGCATGGACCGATGTCCAAGGCTTTCACGGCCACGTCGTGTCGGACTATGGACATGATCATGAGACGTGGATCGACGCAAGAGGGGCCAATGCCGGCCAGAACAAAGGCTACTTCGGTCCTTCTGGCGGCGGCGTCAATCAGACCGACCATTGGAAAACCACCCTCAGTCAATCAAACCTTGCAATCAATGGCGATGGCAATCACGCGCACAGCGTCGGCATGTATAGCGCGGGCGGCCACGACCATGCGATCACCGTGAACGCGGACGGTGGAGCGGAAACGCGCGTGCGCTCGGTCGCGCTACTCGCAATGATCCGCGCTTACTGACTTCAGGGAGAAACCATGCTCATTCACCAGTACGACGCGGCGACGGGCGCCTACGTTTCGAGCGGTCTGGCCGACGTCGATCCGCGAAACGAGGACAGGTGGCTGCTGCCCGCGTTCAGCACCATAGATTCGCTACCCGACCGCGCGCCGCGCACGTGGCCGTTCTATCGCGACGGCGCGTGGGTTTTGCTGCCCGATCATCGTGGTCGGATGCTGTACCGCACGGACAACGGCGAGCCGACAGAAATCGTTGCGCCCGGCATTACGCCAGCCGATCTCAATTTGACCGATAACCCGCGACCGTCGCTGCGTCATACGTGGATCGACGGCGAATGGGCCGTATCGCCCGAATTGATCGCGCAGGAAAAGCACGACGCGATGATCGCGGATTTCGAGCGGCTCATGGCAAGGGCGCGAAACGAAAACGCCGGCAAGGCCGACGCGCTCGCGGCGGGGCTGCTCGATGACGAACAGACGTACTACTTCAAGGCGTGGTCGGCGTACCAGATGGCGCTAGTACGTGCGCTCAAAACCGCGGCGTCGCCGGACGACGTGCAATGGCCCGATACGCCGGCCCCGTGGACGCCGCCACCGCCGGAAGCGGAGCCTGAACCGGAACAGCAGATTCCACCGGAGCCGCATTTCGAACCGGAGCCAGAAGCGGATTCAACGGAGCCAGCCGCGTCTCAGGACGACGCGCCAGCGAAAAGCGAAACGAAACAGGAATGAACCGGCGTAACGCCGCAACACCGGCGGGCCGGTTGCCCGCAATGACGACAGGAGTTCGACATCATGGCGCAGGACTTTCACCACGGCGTAACCGTCGAAGAATCGCCCGATAGCGTACGGCCGATAACGACGATTTCGACTGCTGTTATCGGCATCATCTGCACGGCCGACGATGCCGACGAAGACGCATTTCCGCTCGACACGCCCGTGCTTCTGACGGACGTTGAAGGCGCGCTCGGCAAGGCTGGCCGTTCGGGCACGCTGTACACGGTGCTCAATGCGATTTCGCTGCAGGCGCGGCCGCAAACCGTTGTCGTGCGCGTCGCCGAAGGCGAAGACGCCGCCGAAACAACGTCAAACGTGATCGGCACGGTAACGCCAGAAGGCAAGCGGACCGGGAGTAAGGCGCTCGAGGCGGCGCCCGGCATTGTGGGTGTCAAGCCGCGCATTCTTGCCGCGCCGTGGCTCGATACGCAACCGGTTGCAAACGTGCTGGCGGCGCTCGGACAGGCGACGCGCGCGATGGCCTATGTCGCCGCGCGAGACGACGACGGCGAACTCGTTCAGACGAAAGAGGCGGCCGCGCTGTACCGCAAACAGTTCGGCCAGCGTGAAATCATGATCATCTGGCCGGATTTCATCGCATGGGACGATCAGCAGTCGGAGTCGGTCGAGGTTCCGGCCGTCGCCTACGCTGTCGGTCTGCGCGCGAAAATCGATCAGCTGATCGGCTGGAACCGGACGATTTCCAATATCGGCGTCAATGGGGTGACCGGCATCAGCAAATCCGTTTCGTGGGATTTGCAAAACCCGGCGACCGATGCGGGTTTCCTGAACGAAAATCAGGTCACAACGCTGATCAATCGCGATGGTTTCCGCTTCTGGGGTTCGCGCACGACGGCCGACGATCCGCGCTTCGAGTTCGAAAGCTACACGCGCACCGCGCAAGTGCTCGCGGACACGATCGCAGAAGCGCAAATGCCGGTTATCGACGGCGTGATCGTTCCGATACTGCCCCGCGACATCATTGCGTCGATCCGCGCCAAATTCCGATCGATGGTTGCACGGGGCCAGCTGATCGGCGCGAGTGCCGATTTCCCGGTTGACCGCAACGGCGTCGCTGAGCTGATCGACGGCAAGCTCGCCGTGCGATATCGCTACACGCCGACGCCGCCACTCGAAAACCTGACACTCATTCAGGTGCAGACGGACGAATACCTGATGGATTTTGCCCAACAGGTCGCCGCAGGCTAACCGACTCGTCGGCGCGTTTGTGCCGGGTCATCGTTACAGGAAGGAGCACGAATCATGGGAATGCCAGCGGTCCTGAAGCACTTCAATGTGTTTCAAAACGGCGTGTCGTATCGGGGCAAGGCGGAGGAAGTTACTCCGCCAAAACTGACGCGGAAAATGGAGGAATGGCGGGGCGCCGGGATGCTCGGACCCGTACAGCTCGACATGGGTATGGAGGGCATGGAATTCGAGTGGTCGGTCGGCGGCATCGATAAGGACATGCTCACGCAGTTCGGCGCGATCACCGCCGATGCCATCATGTTGCGCTTTGCCGGCGCCGTGCAGAACGACGACACCGGCGACTGGTCGGCCGTTGAAATCGTCGTACACGGCCGCCAGAAGGAACTCGATTTCGGTTCGTTCAAGCCGGGCGACAAAACGACCGTCAAGGCGACGATGCCGCTCACGTACTACAAGCTGACAATCGACGGCGACGACGTGATCGAGATTGACCTGATCAACTTTATCGCCGTGATGGGCGGTAAAGACGTGCTCGCCGAAGTGCGGCGCATTCTCGGTATCTGATCGCGCGCGGCCGCGGGCCGTGCATTTTCGCAAACTATTTTTTGAGCAACTGGAGCAAGCAACGTGGATACATTGAATCCGACGAACATCGCAGCAACCACCAGCCATTCGCACACGCTGTCGGACCCCGGCCTTTCGCATCCGATGATGGACCCTGGTCAGTCTTACGTACTTCCAGGCGCCAATTTTCAAGGGGTCGACGATTTGCCTCACAGTCATGGCGCAAACCCCGGTCACCTTCCACCGGAAGCCGCAGTTTACGGCAACGCCACGCCGGCGCAGAAGCCGGACAACGCAGTTACGCTCGACGAGCCGATCCGTCGCGGCAATACCGACATCCTGCAAGTGGTGTTGCGCAAGCCGAGTTCAGGCGAATTGCGCGGCGTGCGGCTCGATGATCTTTTGAGCGGCGACGTTAATGCGCTGCTGCTCGTGCTGCCGCGCATTTCCATGCCGACTCTGGTCAAGCACGAGGTCGACGGACTCGACCCGGCCGATCTCGCCAAGTTCGGCGAGGTCATCATCGGTTTTTTTCTGCCGAAGGCGCAGCGCGAGAAATTGGCATCCCGGTCGTAGTCGAAGACGCTATGGCAGACATCGCAACCGTGTTCGGCTGGACGCCGGACGTGATGGGCGCAATGTCTGTCGACGAGCTCTCAGACTGGCGGGAACGGGCGCGCGCCCGTTACGAAAATGATGTGATAGCCCGCAACCCTTGGGCGGAGAAAAAGTGAGTCACGATCTGAAACTTCGCGTCGTGTTTGACATGGTGGATCGCGCCGCGCGGCCGCTCAAAAGTGTCATGTCGGGGACCAAGGGGCTATCGCGCGAGATCGCAGAAACAAAAAAACAGCTCGGCGAACTTGGTCGCCAACAAAAACAGTTGACTGCCTTTCGCAACCTGAAGCGGAGCATTAAGGAAAGCGGACTCGAAATGCGCGCGGCCAGCGACAAGGCGCGGGCATTACGCCAGCAACTTGACGCACTGGAAGGTCCGGCCGTCAAGAAGCTGGAACTGGCAAAACAACTTAAATCAGCCAAAGCCGCATTCGATCAGAATTTCAAGTCGTTGCAGGCTATTAATCAACTGACGGGGAACAAATCAAAAACGTCGGCATATGCCGCAGAGTATCGCAAGTTGACCGACGCGCAGCTCGCGGCGCGTAAGGAAATTTTGCGGATACAGGAGGCGCAAAAAAATCTTGCCGGACAAACGCCCATCAATTTGCGTCAATTGCGCGATCTGAGGCGCCAGTACACCGACGCACAAGGCGCCTCGGAAAAATTGCGCGTGTCCTACCGAGAAAGGCTGCAAGTATTGCGGCGCACGAGTGGTGCGCTTCAGCAATCCGGCATTGATACCCGCAAATTAGCGCAGCACGAAACCTCCTTGCGCACAAGCATCGAAAAGACCAGTGCGTCGCTCGAGAGGCAGGATAAGCGACTGCGGAGCATGGCGGCCGCCCGTGAACATCTCGGCAAAAGCCAGGCGTTAGCGTCGAATATGGCCGTCGCCGGGTATGCGGCCCGCTCTACGGGCGGGCGGATGGTGGGCGGTATCGAGGGTGCTTTGGATGCGGCGAAGCAATACGAGCAACAGGTGGCTCAGTTCCGTGCGCTCGGCATCGGTGCTTCGAAACTCCATGATGCGATTTCGTTCGCCGATAAGATGGACGTCAAGGGCTTGAGTAAGCTCGACAAGGTCAAATTATTGAAGGAAACCTTTACGATTACCCGCGACATGCACCACGCCGAGGAAATGGCGCCGATCCTCGCGCGGATGAAGGTCGGTATCGAAACCGTGATGGCCGGTCGCGGCCACGGCGAAGGCCACGGCGAGCAGGCCGAACAGATGTTGATGGACCTGGTTAAAACGACCGAACTGCGCGGATCATTGAAAAGCCCGGCCGCGTTCAAACAGGCCGTCGACAACGCGACGAAAGCCTATGTGGCTTCGGGCGGCACGGTGAAGCCAGAGGACTTCCTGAATGCAATCAAAACCGGCGGCGTAGCGGCAAAGCAACTCGGCGACAATGCGTTTTATTTCGGGTTGCTGCACACCATGCAGGAAATGGGCGGCTTTCGCGCGGGTACGGGGCTCATGAGCGCGTACACGAATTGGGCGCAGGGACGCACAACGCAGCAATCCGGCGAGGATTTGGTAAAGCTGGGGCTGATCGATAAGAAGTCGGTCAAGTACGGGAAAACCGGACACGTGACGAAGATCATGGGCGACGCGCTCAAACAGGTCGATCTGTACAAGACGGACCCGTTTGAATACCTGATGAAAGTCGTTATTCCGAAAATCAATCCAACTGGCAAGCTGAACGATCAGCAGGTCATCGGGAAGATTAGCCAGCTATTTTCGTCGCGCAAGGGCGGCGATCTGTTTTCGTCGCTGTATCTCGAGCGGGCGAACATTCTGAAGCATCGCGAGAGTGCGCCAAAAGCGTTCGGCGTCGACGCGTTGTATAGCGAAGGAATGGGCACCGCGTACGGCGGCGAAATGGATGCGTTCGCGAAAAAGGCGACGCTCGAAAAAGAGCTCGGTGAAAAGATTCTGCCGGTGTACAACCGCGCGCTCGGTTTGACCGCGTCGTTGATCGACCGCGTGACTGGCTTTACCGAACGGCACCAGACGGTGACAAAGGCGCTGGTGGTAGGGCTCGCTGGGCTCGGCCTGCTGATCGGCGCCGGCGGCACGATAACGCTCGGTCTCGCGTCGATGATCGGTCCGCTTGCGCTGACGCAATATGGGCTGTCCATGTTAGGCATGCAGGGCGGTATCCTGCGCACCGTTTTCAGCGGCCTGGCGTCCCTGTTCAGGGGCGGGCTGGTCGGGGCACTCCAGATTGCTGGCAAGGCACTGATGACGCTTGGTCGGGCGGCGATGGCTAATCCGATCTTGGCCGTGACCGGACTCGTTGCGATGGCGGCGTTCTACATCTGGGAGCATTGGGACACACTCGGACCGAAATTCAAGGCGCTGTGGGCGTCAATCAGCGGAGCGTTCAGCGCCGCTGGAGACTGGATCAAAGAGAAATGGCACGCCACCGTCGAATGGTTCAAGACAAAGCTTGGCAGTATCGGCGAATGGTTCAGCAGCGCGGGGCCACGGTTTATCGAAATGGGAAGAAACCTGATATCGGGACTCGTCGAAGGCATCACGGCCGGACTTGGTGCGGTAAAGGACGCAATCACGACTGTCGCTAATTCAACGGTCGCCTGGTTCAAGGAAAAGCTCGGCATTCATAGCCCTAGCCGTGTATTCGGCATGCTCGGTGGCTTTATCGGACAGGGTGCGGCGCTCGGCATCGAGGGCGAGCGACCCCGCGTAGCCGGCGCCGTCGCGCGACTCGCCGGAACGGCCGCTAACGCGTTTAGTGCGGGCGCTTCGCTGTTCGCGTCCGATAAACCCATGTTCGACCGGCGCGGCCCGATGGCCGTGGCGCCGATGTCGGCCGCCGCCGGCGCGACGACCTATACGATCAACTTCAATTTCCCGCCGGGCGGGAGCATGCCCGACTCGTCGGCGCTCGCGACGATCGAAACGCGGTTCCGCCAATTGCTCGAGCAGCACGAGCGGGACAAGGCGCGCCGCGCCGGATCGAATTTTTCGGACAGGGGGTAACTAGCAATGGTCGTGCTCTGTCTCGGTCAGTTCGTGTTCAGCATGAGCACGGCGCTGTTTCATGAACTGCAGCGCAAACGCAACTGGAAGCACGCGAAGAACTCGCGCGTGGGCGCACGCGATGCGAACCAGTACAACGGGCCGGGCGATGACTCGATCACAATCGCCGGCGTGATCGCGCCGGGGCAGCTCGGCACCGCGGCATCGCTCGACATGCTTACTGACATGGCCGACACGGGCGCGGGCTACGTGCTCGTGGATATGCTAGGCAACGTCCACGGCGTTTTCACCATCGGCTCCCTGGACGAAACGCAGACCTATCACGACGTGATCGGGATCGCGCAGAAAATCGACTTTACGCTGACGCTCGATCGGGTCGACGATCTGGCGCTAACCGGCGCCACCGCGGCGAGCGGCGTTGCGGCAACCGGCGCACGGCCGGCCGGTTCGCTTGATGCTGCACCGGTCCCGGATGCGCCCGCGTACGTGAAGCCGAAAAAGAAGGGGTAAGGGTGTCGACACTTTCTTTGCTGCCGGCCGCCGCAGCTCAGGGCATCCCGCAACCGCAGGCCGATTATCGGCTCACGCTCGACGGGCGCGATCTGTCACGCACGGTCGCCAGGTATCTGATCAGCCTTTCGCTCACGCAGTCGCGCGAGGATGAAGCCGACATGCTCAATCTTGTGTTGGACGATTCCCGCGGCGATCTGGCGATCCCGAAACGCGGCGTCGAAGTGCGTCTGTCGATCGGCTGGGTCGGCGAGGCGCTCGTCGACAAGGGGACATACACCGTCGACGAAGTTGAGCACGACGGCTCGCCGGACCGGATAACGGTCAGCGCGCGCTCGGCGTCGATGACCGACGAAATGCACGTTCGGCGCGACACGAGCTGGCACCGCAAAACGATCGGCGATATCGTCAAGGCGATCGCCGCGCGTCACGGTCTGAAACTGGCGCTTAATGACACGCTCGCAAGTACGACCATCGCCCATATTGATCAGACCGGCGAAAGCGATCTGTCATTCCTGACCCGGCTCGCGAAACGTTACGACGCCGTGATGACCGTCAAGGATGGACGGTTGCTGTTCATGCCGATCGGCACCGGCGCGAGCGCGAGCGGCCAGCCGTTGCCGACACTCCTGATCACGCGTATGGACGGCGACTCGCACCGTTATCACGTGTCGCAGCGCGAAAGCTATACGGCGGTTCGTGCGCGCTGGCATACCGCGAAAAAGGGAAAGCAGGAATCCGTCGTCATCGGCGGCGACAACAATAAAAACGTGAAGTTGCTGCCCGAAACGTACGCGTCGCGCGAGGAAGCGACGGCGGCCGCGAAAGCCGAATATGCGCGCACCCAGCGCGGCCAGGCGACGTTCGATCTCTCGCTCGCGCTGGGTCGACCGGATGCTTACCCGGAAATGTCGGTCACGGCGACGGGCTGGAAACCGGAGATTGACGAAATCCCGTGGCTGATCAAACGCGTTGTCTCGAAGATGGACAGTAGCGGGGGATTTACGACCGATCTCGAAATGGAGATGGCCGACGATCCAACAACAAACCGTCACCGATCGCACTTCGCAAAAGCCCGTTAGCGAAGGATTTCGAGGCAGTCAGTCTGGTTCGGCGGCAAACATCACGCTGGCGTCTGTGATGGTCATCATTAGCTTGACGCCATTAAACTTCCGCCGCGCAACCTCATTGGGCTCAGCGACATGAGCATGAATAAGTGCCTCAATTTCGGGGGTTATGGTACTGGCCGATCCGTTCGGGGTTGCTGCGCCTAACGCGGCAGTAGCCGCATAGCCGATATCTGATACGGAGCGTTTCGTGCCGTCAGTTGCACCCATTAGCAGCACGGACATTACCTTGCCCGACTTCGAGTCCACCACGCCCATGACTTGCAGATGATCGTTCAGTGCGATGTTGAAGCCGCGCGCATCTGTAGCACCATCGATACGGGTACTTTTAACTTTAATGCGGTACGGCTTATTCATGCTTAGCATGATGTCGTTGAACCGACGCTCATACTCGACGGGCGTGACGTCAAGGTGATCTGATTCCGGCATTTCAGATGCAGAGGACAGGGACGCAGCGAAATCGCTTGAAAGAGATTTGTCCTGTGCGGCGCGCGCCGGCGGCACTTCAGACGCGGCGGCGACAGCCTCATTTCGGATGGTGGTTTGCACGGGAAACAGCACGCCAACCACAATAACCAGAGAAAAAACTCCACCCAAAATGATTCCGACCCACTTGAGAATCTTCTTCATGCATAACCCCTACTCAAAATGCATTAATCAACGGTTTACAAGCGAAGGCGCGGGATTTTAACATCGCGCCTCGTCGTTTTTATCTCATTAATCTAGAGAAGGGGAATGTAAGTTCCCGGCAGATCAGCGCTTCATCGAGGAGAAACGGGGGCGTCGTCGCCAGAGAAAAGCGGGCCGTGGCGCCATCTTCTGATTTCGACTTTTGCCAGGGTGCGCCATCGGCGCAGGACGTCCAGAAATTGGCCGGTCGCTTTCGCGTGTCGGATTTTGCCGGCCACGTCCCATCCCTTCAGGTACTGCTCGTAGGCCCGGCGACTGGAAAGGAAATGGGGCGCGACGATGCATACCCACGCGAGGCATTCCTGTTCTTCGGTCACGACGTCGGCCAGCTCGGAACCTTCAGGAAGGGGCGGTGTGTCGGGTTCGGCGACGACGTTTGCGCGCCAGATCCGCAGGAATTCGATTCGCCACCACGGGACGGGGGATCGACCAGCCAGCCAGTTCCGCACACTGCGCGTGCAGCAGTGCAGCACTTCTGCAACCCGGTCAATCGTCAACCCTTCGGTGAGCTTAACGAATTGTTCGCGCCTGTCATTGTCCGCATCAGAGCTCAT